CACGCAAGTATATCTGCCCAACTTAGACACCTAAGAAAAGAAAAGTTTGGTGCTTATAATATAGAGAAAAGACCAAGAGGTGATAGATCTAATGGTCTATGGGAATATAGATTGTGGGGTTCTTTAAGGAGAAAAAAATGACTAATGAAGATAAATGTGTGGGTAAATGTTACCTACCAGTAGATAAAGATTTGATTAACCTGTTTCATGAATTTATGGAACAAGAAAAAGATTTTATGTTACCAATGATAATTGATAGTGCAGATGGTAATGGACAGATTGAAGTTATTTTAACCAATACAAGTTAGGGAGAAAAAAAATGGTTAATAAAAAAGATTTTGTAACTCGTCTTAGTGATATTTTTCATGAGGAAATCGAAAAAAAGGATAGGCTTTTTAATGAATTGTTTAAAAGCCAAACCGAATTACTGATGATGATATTAGATGTAACAAAGTTACCAGACACAAAAGTAATTAGGGTTACTGATCCATTAAGAGTAGAGATATATGATGATGATGGCGATTATTGTTACACTATTGATTGTAATACTCATTACGAATTAAATCAAAAGATTAAAAAAGGATTATAATTTGTGGTATGATTCTCCTTAGGATAGGGAATGTCCTTTATGATTTAGTAGTTTATCCAACTGTCGGGTATCTGCAAAGCCTAGATTAAATTCGGGGTTAGATATGATGAGGGTAGCGAGTGAAATTAACAGTTACTGAACTTGCCTACTAAATATTCCCACTTTTTAATCTTTGGAGAAAAAAATGGAACTAATGACTAAAAAAATACTAGATACATTCAAAAAAACTGGATCACAAGAAAACGAAAAAGATCCTAAAATCATTGTTAAATTCTTTACCCCTTGGTCTGACTGGACTTGGTATGCAACAGAGTTTGATGGTGATGATACATTCTTCGGCTTAGTAGATGGAATGTATAAGGAGTTAGGTTACTTCTCATTATCTGAACTTAAATCACAAACTGGTTTTGGTGGATTAGGTATAGAAAGAGATCTATATTTTGGTGATAAACGCATATCAGATGTATCATGAAAATTTTAAACAAGCACCAATTATTTATGACACAAGCACCTAGCTTTAATTTTGAGTTAGATGAAGATCAACTTTTAGATAAAGCATTAGAGGTTGGATTTGTAACTAAGTTAGATGAAGATCTATACGAAGTAAATGATAATTATAATAAAGGAGATCAGATGAAACATTGACAGGCATAAAAACAGGAAAATTTTTAAAAGGCACTTTATTGTGCCTTTTTTTCGCTATAATTAAGGTGTGTTTAAATGAAACACGCTAAAAAGGAAAAAAAAATGAAAACAAAACGAGTAACCCACAAAGGACATGACTATTGGTCTTGTTGCTTATGTGGAGAATTTTTTGAAGGGTTTGGAAATAACCCTTATCCTATATCAATAAAAGATGATGACGAATGTTGTGATGATTGCAACTGGGGTAAAGTTATTCCAGCTAGGTTTAAACAAATCCAAGATCAGGAGCAGGCAGTATGAAAACTCCATTTAGTGAATTAAGAAAGTTGGAACACTCTCATTATGAAATGAGAGATCTCTTGGTTTATATCATTCAGACACTAGATAGTGAGTTTAGTGCTGAAGTACAAAATACAAACAACCCTATTGGAATAATTCGTTCAAAAGTTGATAGGGTACTTAATAAATAAAGGAGAAAAAAATGGTTAATGAAAACTTAACAAAAGGTGAAATGTTTATCTGGGAATGGCAGTATAGAACTCATGGATCATTCCATGAAGGACTCGCCAAGCTATTATCTATTGCTGATAGTGGTAATTTTAAAAGACTTGCTGAAGGTTTTCCTGAAGAAGCCGAAGCCATGGAGAACTTTCAACACACAAGGGGTTGGTGGGCAGATGTTCAGGATAGAGCCGAAGATAAAAAAAATCTGACCTTCGGAACTACTACAATCCATGAGGTGAAATCATGATTAATCATATTATGAGGAAAGATCTGGAATATATCTATAAAGACAACAATTTAAATCGTCATTGGCGAAAACTTGATATAGAGGAAAGACGATTTATAAATGAGCTTATAGAATATTTCGACAAAAGGTTAATGTTTATAGATGATCGTATGAATGAAAATCTACCTCTCTACACAAGCTATGCCAGAGATACCAATAAAATAATTGATCTATCGGATCAATACGCCAAAAGGGGGGAATTATGAGAGATCCAGAAGATAAAGTATCGAAGCTACACCTACTATATGATCTTTGGGATAGTGGAGATCTGACATTCTCAACAGATGCCGATAGTTTTGTTGGTTTAGTGGATCAACATTTAGGATCTTATTACAATCTGGCTATTGAAGTTGCTCAATATAGATCGGGAACTGTTGGCAATTCTTATACAGATGTGATTGATGCCTTAGAATTTGCAGAAGATCCAGAAGAATACAATAAAAGGAGAAATAAAAATGAGTAGATGTGAAAATGAAATTAGTTACTTTACTGGTGAAATGCCAAACTATACGGAAAGATTAGTTAGGTGTGGAACAACAGATCCATACGGAAAATTAGCGATCTGCCAAGACTGTGAAAATAACCCCCAGATTATGCGATCAATAAATGATCGGCTATCCAATAATAGAGCCGATAATGAATGGTTGCGTTCTGCTGGTTGGGGGGAAATGTAGTTAGTTTAATTAGGTTAGTTAGGTTAGGCAAAGGGTGGATCTAATTCCACCCTTTTTTTTGGATCAAATTTTTTTTCTATTCTTTCCGATCTTGGGGATTTTCTTCTGTATAGTTGTTCTTGTGGTCGCTTGGATCACTAACATAAGGAAAAAATAAAATGATAATTGAACAAATAACAAGTAATAAATTTGTTGATGCTTTTCTTCATGCTGGCAGAGATAAACAATTCAGTTATGAAGGAAAGATCGCATTATATGATTGGCTTGAAGATCTATATCAGGGAACAACGCACGAGCTGGATATAATCGGCTTGTGCTGTCAGTTTTCAGAATATGAAGATCTTGAAGAATTTCAAGAAGATTATGATCCAGAAGATTATCCAGATCTGGAAGCTATACAAAATAATCTTTGCATGATCCCCACAAGATCGGGATCTTTTATAATTTCAGAATAAGGAGATATAACAATGAAAAAAATATCACAAAAAATTGCAACGAGTTTCCTAGCTGGTAAGCCGTTGCATATTGACAATACATATACAGACGGGGAAAAAGTTTTTTTACATTCAAACTTGATCGCTAAAAAAATACACCCTGACAAGTTGGAGATCTCACTAGCAGGTTATCCAACAATGACAACTCGTGAACGCTTAAATTCTATTTTGAATGTATTCGGCTTCGATCACTACATACAACAGAAGGAAGGCAAGCAATACATAGTAAATGAAGAAGCTGAAAGTATGCATCTATTCCCTGATAATAAATTCATGGGATTTAAAAGAGTTGGGGAGATCTGGCAATGAATATACCAACAAGCGAATTTTCTTTATCTAGTAAATTGTTAGATGAAATTTTATATAGTATTAAGAATGGGCAAACGGTACAATTTTCTCTAACTTCTTTAAAAGTAAAAAATAAATCTTTACTTTGTACTATGCCACTTAATCAATATGAAGCATTATTAAAACAACTAGATGATAGAAAAAATTATCTAAAAAATCAGGGGTTATTATGATAAATAGATTAAGATCTTTTTTCTGGTCGCTGATGGGGATCTTGATCGCTTTCAGCCTGTGGGCGTTTTTAATAATTGGTTATGTAATGATCCCCGACTGATCCAGATCGAGATCCGAACCAACAACCCCCTGAAAATGGGGGTTTTTTTCGTTCTGGCTTCAAGATCTCACAGGATCAACAACCCATAAAGCCTAAATTAAGCCTAAAACCCCCAACCAATGGATCGCCTAACTATGAGATCGTTGAAATATGGAGATCCTCGAAAGCCAAAAATCCCCCAATCCCCCAAAAATCCCCCAATCTAAACCTAAACCCAAAAGATAAGACAATAAAGGATCTAGTAAAGGAGTAATAGATAGTTAGTTACTGTTAGTTAGTTAGTTAATTAGTATCAGGGAACTATCAAAGGGAGCTGATCTGATCCGCTGGGATCTGGTCGGATCTGGTGCAGCTGATCGAGTCGGATCTGGGGAGATCCAAAACAGAAGAAACTGCAACTCTTGTTGATCTAAGAATTTCATATCCTGGTCGCTTTGCTATTTTCAGGTGTGATGGGAGCTATCACCCCACTTTTATTTTTTTTGATCTCAAATATCAAATTTCAGCCAACAGAAGAAACTCAAACTTTATTCGATAAGCCAGCTTCGGATCTCGGAATATTCTCAAAGTTTCTTCTTTTAGATAATTAAGCCATTTAATGGGGATCTGCTGGGGATCTCTGGCAGATCTGATCCTGATCTTGATCAAGTAGTAAAAACCCCTTAAATGCTCGCAATCCCTTGCTGTGTATGGGTTTTAGCTGTTTAATGGGGGGGAGAGGCTCATTTGATTGGTGAATTTAATTTTATACCCTCCAACACACAAAAAACGAAGTTTCAAAAATAGATTAAGAAACAACTAAATTTCTGGTATAATACTTACTATTAACTATAAGTGTTGCATTGTGAAGAAAACACCCAATAATCCTGCTATGAAGAAGGGAATGGTTTCTCTAAATCCAGCAGGTCGACCAAAAGGCTCTGTAAACAAATATACCGCCCTCGCAAGAGAGCTGATGTCTGATAAGAGTCCTGAAATAGTGGAAAAGGTGATTTCAAAAGCCTTAGAAGGCGATGTTCATTGCCTGAAGATGTGTCTGGATAGAATACTGCCAGTACATAAGGCGGTTGATCCGAATAGAATGAAAAACGATGCACAGGTGATTATCAATGTATCTAGTATAGAATCAATTCAAAAACAGATAGGTAGTACGCCAGAAGAGAAGTTGGTTAATCCTGTGGAGAAGAATGACGATGAAGTGGTGGTAAGCGTAGCAGCTAATGGCTGAGTTAAACATTGATTTGCATCCAGCACAGCTAGAGATATTCAATTCCGAGAAGAGATTCAAGATTGTAGCTGCTGGTCGTAGGTTTGGTAAGTCGTATTTATCTGCATGGTTGTTGTTATTGAACGCCATACAGGCTGATAGTAAGGATGTTTTCTATATTGCTCCTACTTTTCAACAAGCGAAAGACATTATGTGGGCGATGTTGAAGGATTTAGGTCGAGATCTGATTGCTGCTGCACATGAGAATACTGCTGTATTGACATTGATTAATGGTAGAAAGATTTATCTTAAAGGAAGTGATAGACCTGAAACTTTAAGGGGTGTTGGATTGGCTTATTGTGTACTTGATGAGTATGCGAGCATGAAGCCAGTTGTTTGGGAACAGATTATTCGCCCTACCCTTGCTGATGTTCGTGGTGGTGCTTTGTTTATAGGAACGCCTTCGGGAAAGAATCATTTCTTTGATTTGTATCAAGATGCTTTTGAAGATGATGATTGGGATGCTTTTCAGTTTACTTCCATTGATAATCCCTTTTTACCTGCCGATGAAGTAGAGGCTGCTAAGAAAACGATGTCCTCTATGTCGTTCAGACAGGAATTTGAGGCATCTTTTGAAACATTTACTGGTGGCATCTTTAAAGAAAGCTGGTTTAAGGTAGATGAAGAGCCAGAAGAAGGAAGTTATGTAATTGCTATTGATCCTGCTGGTTTTGAGTCAATAGAGAAAGAAAGGAATTTAAAACGATCACGATTAGATGAAACTGCGATTGCGATTGTTAAGATAGATAGAGATAAGTGGTGGGTGAAGGATATAGTCCATGGCAGGTGGAATGTTAAGGAAACTGCCAAAAAAATTCTTCATAGTGCGATCAAAGTGGAAGCTGCTACAG